TCAATCAAAAAAGTATAGAACCACTTCAATTTCATACTTGGACAAAGCCATTGAATTAGACCCAAACTATAACGCTGGACGAAAAAGAGCCGAAGAACTTAAAAACAAAATGACTGCAACAAAGTAGATGGGAAAGGGCAGCAGCTAACAGCGGTTTGCTTCAATGGCTACTTCCGGATTTCCCTGCGGAAAATCCGCTGCTGAATGGAATGTTTTGTTATATTTGTAATGGCTTGGTGTTGGTGCAACGCCACTGAAAGCAAGCCACATAACGTTGTGCGCTATAATACCTCAAAACTGCTAAAATGAAATACTTAATTTATTTCTTTTTGATTTATACTAAACTCTTGTTCTCACAAATTACTCCTTGTGACGAAAAAGTTTTGAATAAAATTGAATTTGAAAAATGCTTAAAAGATTCTATTTGGAATGAAGATTTACAAATTAAAATTATATATATTTCAAAATTAAAAACTTCAATTTTGCCCAAGTATCGAATAAAAAGGAAGAATTTAATATTATCAGAAGAAATATCGAATAATATTATAAAATTGAAAAGTCTGTATGATTCAACATACAATCATAAATCTAAAAAATTTAAAATTGATTTTGAAAAAAATAGTTATTATTTGCAACCTAAATCATATTTATCAACAGTTTTATCTTTAGAACTTTTTCAATTTTACCCTGATGTATACGCAATACTCTTAAACCCAACACATCTTAATTTAACACCAAAAACAGACCAAAGTAAAATAGATGAAATAGAATTAATTGTTAAGAAAATAATCAATTTATTACCTGAAAATACTTTTGAGGAGTTGAAAAAAAATGTAACTGATTTAAAAAGCGATAAGATGAAAGTGATACAAAACTATCAAATTGAATTGTTTCAAGGAGGAGATGATTTGAAAAAAAAATTGAATTATGACATTGTTAATTTCTTAATTTGGAATGAATAAATTACAACGCCTAACAGCTAGGGTTTCATTGCGTCTGAAAGACGAATACCCGAGGCGATAGCCGAACGGACGAAGTAATGAACCCTTGTTGGACAGCTTGCCCGGTTTTTTATCGGGAGAACGGGCAAAAATCGGCTGTCCTTATGGAGTTATCGTAATTTTTTGAGAGCTAATAACAAGAGGATTTAGAGTCCTCTTTTTTTTGAAGTAAAGTCAGGGTAGTTTTTGCGTGTTTTCTATACAAAAGCATCGATAAATCGGATGGGATTATCGAGTGAAATGGTATTTCCGATAAAAATCGGAACAAGCTATCCAAACTGGAAAAAATCATTTGATTACGGGGAATTCCGGTGATGTGTTGCATACTTAAAAATACAAAATTATAATCGGCAAAACGAAAAGTATAAATTTTCAAAACCAAAAGTACCATAAAAATCCAAAAGCCGATGCATCCACATCGGCCTTTAAACACCATTTAACCCACGTTTAAATTAAACTTAACCGCTTCGCCACTCAACAACTTCCTAGTGCCCTCTATGTTGTTCTCATAGATGTGAACATTACCCAAGAACAATGTTATAGACTTCAACTGCAGCTCAATCTGTTTACTTATCAAGTACAGGTGATAAATGTCAGACGGTAGTCCAAGGGATGCATCAGAACTACGCTGATAAGCACTCACAATTAGTTTGCCTTTATCAATTTGAAACTGTATCAGACTCAAGCACGGCTGTTGGTTACTCTCGGTGTTGTTAGAACCAAGGAACAAAACGTAGTTCTTTGACGTTCGCTTTTCTTTATTGACTTTTTCAATAAGCCTTGGCAACTGCTCAAAATAGGTAGGATAGCTATTTACCAATATTGGTCCACAATAGTCCCACCAGCTAACGCCTATCTCACGATAAGCCTCTGTGGAGCGTTCGCCTCTCATAAACAAAACCAACTCATCCTTAAGCTTCTTTTTTGCCACTGAATGCCCTTCAAACAATCCTAATAAATCAATTGGCTTTAACTCCAATGCTTGATTTGTTAGGTATGTTATCACGCCTTTTTTATTCTCTTGACGCCTTCCTTTTGTCAAGATTTTGTCTAAAATTTCGTGATACTTATTCATATTTGTAAAGCATTATATCCGTGTAACTTGAATTGTAATTCATTGTTGCATTCATAGTGGCCGTAGTTGCTCCAATAAACGGATTACTCATAGGCGTCTTCGTTTCAATCCACTCACAAAGTTCAATGATTGACGACTTATTCGAAGTGAAATAAAAATACTTAGTACCGTCCAGAACCTGCAACACATCCAAGTAATCCTTTAACTTCCAAAAACTTTTGTATGTTCCGGCTTCAGTGGACAAATAAGGAGGATCAACCATAAAAACCACATTTTCCAAATGTTTATATTCCGCAAACAATTCTTTATAACATTTGGAAACAACGGTCAGGCCATGCAAATAACCTGTAGCATCATAATCGGACTGCCGCACACAATTGTAAAGCGTTTCTTTCGCTAAAGCTTCAAATGATTGCACATACTTCATTGAAAACAAAATCGAACTACTCAAGGTTATGTAATCAACATAACCCGCCGTGTCGTCCTTAAGAACCCGTTTTAAAACTTTTTCGCGCAATTCTACACCTATGCGTTTATCTTTCGGGAAATCGCCCAAAATCGCTCTAATATCCCCAATTAAGCGATTGGTCTTGTCGATGTTATCAAGTCGCTCGCGATAATTGTCAAAATCATTGTAAATTACTGTGGCATCTGGATAAATAGCCTTAACCGTGTGGCTTAATAAACCGCTTCCACCAAATAAGTCAACATAAGTTGCCGTTTGCGAATAATTAATTAAAGCAGGCTTAAACTGCTTTAAAAACTTTCTTTTCTGACCCATAAACGGCAACGGTGCCGTTGTAAAAACTTTCTTTTTTTCCATTCGATTTTTGATTGATGATTAAATTACTTTACTTTTGCACTTCTCAGGATAATTAATAAAAATAGCGAAGCCACAGCACTAGAAGACTTTTGTCCTCCAACGCTGTGGCTTTGCTATAATTAAATTACCCTGAGAAAGTTTTTAATTCTTGGAGGACTTTTTTTATTCCCGCCTCCTGGAATGTACTACTTAGCTTCTACAATATGCATCGCTAGGGTAATGAAAAATGGTATCAATACCGTAGCCCCAATATCCCAAAAACTACCCCTTCCGCCTTTCTTTTGGTCTGAGACCTCATTAACGTAGGCAATTAAAAGCGTGATTACAAATGCAAAGGCCGTCTTTTCAGACCATCCAACCAGTTGCGGCCTAAAAGTGAATAGCCATACAAAAAATACAAAGACTGCCAAGCCTATAACTGCATGCGCGATCTTATCGGCATAAGGCAGCGTTTTAAACCAGTTTGGCATTAAATTCCAAATTTTCATTTTCATAACATTCTATATTTAAATCAATTACTTACACTCTCGTCAATGCTTTTAAGGCAATGATTTTTGTCTATTTTGTCCAGGACATAGGCGACAAATACCCCTAGTTTCGTAAGCGTGCCATCGCGTTGATTTTTACCCAAAACGCTCGATATGGTTTCCCTTCTATTGCCAAAACTATAACCCGTTTTTTGCTTTAATAATAGATTAAACAAATCCATACATACAACATTTCCAGAGGCATCTATCGAAGTGGCTATAGCCAAAAATTGATCATCAAGCCTTTTAAACGAGTGCCGCCATTTACGCTTCCAAAGATTAATACTCAATGTCGTCAGTAGACCAAGAGGGAATAACATTGCCGACATCAATACGGCTACAAAAGCTAAAATAGTTCCCATTTTACGATGGTCTAGCCATTGAGCTACTGTCTAATGAGTTCCATATATCAAGATTGTCACTTACGAACTGAGCGGAAAACATTGCGATCAAATCCGGCAGTACAATCTGTTTTGTGAAAAACATTAGATATGGAATTGTCGGCATCATAAACGCTTCAGGTTGTAACGCCGGAAGCCCCTCAGGGTTTTCAACAACTTCGCCCGTCTGAGCGTCGAAATACTCCATTTCATAAAACAATCTTTGCCCAAATTCGTCAATGTGTGAACTTACATTTTCATTGGTAATCGTCCAGTCCGGAACGTGTAGATCAATTTTTAATTCCTTTCCGGTTTCTTTGTGAATTAAGATTCTTTTAGGCGTCAATTTCACGTAATTGACGGATGTAGCTACATTTACGTCTTTTACCCGAAGTACCTGTCTATGGTTCGGCATATCGGTAATTTCAGGCAGTTCAATTTCTGCTAAAACAACTTCTTGACTTTCAATCATTGCTTTCAAAGCTTGCGCTTGTGCCAATTGTGCGGTTTGTTTGTACCTCTTTTGTATCATAATTTCATTATTTTAAATAATTAATAAGCAAATTGCCAACCTGTAGATTTATGAATGTAAACACCTTCGACGCCGTCTGTTTGATAAACTTGAAGCCCAATAGCTGGGGGAGCTCCACCTAAGTATACCAAGGCTAATCTTTGGGCTTGGGTCATTCTAGGTAATAAGAAGCCGCCAGTTGTGCTTTGAAGTTCTAACAAGGCGGTGGAATCTGTTGAAGCGCCAACAGTCCCGCCTAATCTAGCCTTACCATCTCTCATCGTGAAATTTAAGTTAGTAGTTCTAAATCCAATAATAGCAGATGCTGCGTCGCCATATAAGGTTGATATTCCGGACCTTTCAAAAATTTTAGTGCCAGAAAAAGTTATAGTATTAGTAACGCTTGAAAAAGCAAAATTACCCATCGTTACTAGTCTACTGGAGTTTACCTTTAATAAAATATCATTAACGGAGTTTACTATAATAAGTGCGTCTGGATCATCAGTACTTACAGGGCTTTCAATTCGAACATGACCCCTAAAAGTTTTGTTACCGCTAAAAATCTGAGCAATTGTTGAGACTAGTCCCCTTTGTGTTGCAGTTGCGTCCACAATATCGCCATCAAGTAGAACAGATTTATTGACCCCTAAATTATTGGTAAACCAAAGCTTCAAGCCTTCATTCCAGATTTTATTAACTATTGAATTTGCTGTTGTAACGGGCATTTCCAAAGTTGGCACTTCAACACGTCCATTTGTAAAGGTGAGCTTATTTGAACCCAAATTATGAATTCTGTTGGCTGCAAAATTCAGGTCAGCGTTTGATATGTTTGCGCCAACTCTACGCCACACGCCATCCTCATATACCTGAAAGCCTTTGGGGTTTTCGTTTATATAAATTATCATTCCTTCTTGAGGAGAGGCAATTGCATTTCGTTGAGCAATTGTAAATCCTGTAAACCAAATGATTCTTAATTTTAATAATGCATTTGAAATAAATTCAATTCCTGAATTAATTAACTCCACCGCCTTATCATAGGCAATCTTACCACGGTCGCCACGATAGGCGGTCGATTCCGTTTCGCCTAAAGTTAGCGTTGAGCCAATTGGAATTAAAACCGTCCCGCTCCAACGATAGGTTATATTCGTAATAATGTCCACGTATATTTTGCCTTCTTCTAAAGTATATGGCAAACCCGTTGGTACATTAATAAATGTAATTGAGTCAATAAACTGACCGTTCAAAACATCATCAACGTAGCTTGGTAGTTGTGATGCAGGAACTTGACCGTCGACTAAATCAGCTTTCAAAGATAAATCTTGATTTTCAAGCGTTAATAATCGTTCAATCTCAGTATCTGAAAGCAAACTTTTACCTGGTACTTTATCAACTTTATTATCAAGCGCCTGTGTCGAAGCTTTGCCATTTAAAGCGCTTTCAAGTCCATCAATCTTATTTGTCGGTATCGTTTCGTCCTTGTGCCAGTATGAGTCCATCCACGCCCAAAATTGAGCCTGTGTAGGTTTTAAACCAGTTTTAAACCAATTCTTTAAAGTATTTTTATCTGTAGCCATTATGCCATTGGTATTAAAATATATTCAAAACTTAAATTTTGCACCACTCCCGACGAGATTTCACGTAATCCCAGTTTAAAGGAAGTATTTGTCCTTTCACGCACCGCCCAAGTAACATTGGTGTCTTGAACATAATTACTTGAATTTGATACCATTCCGCCGAGAACCATATAATTATTTGTGCCAATATTTGGAAAGGTAACCGTATTGATTTCATTAACTCCGCCCGTGTCGCCAACGTCGCCAACGTTGAAAACGCCCTGCCGTAAAACAGTCAAAACGGTAGGTTTGTTTTTTATAAAATCATCCGCGCCATTAGCGGTTTGATTCCAGTCTGCCTGTACATTTTTCTCAGCTCCTGTCTCAATTGTTGCCATTTTTGTAGCGACAATTGCAAAGGCAGCAGCTAAAGAATCAAAAGCAGTCTGATCTGCCTTACCGGCCAAACCGGCCACTATATCTTTAGTAGGGAAGCCCCTTTTAAAATCTGCCCAGTTCATTGACTCAGTTCCAACGCCAAATGTTACGTATCGCGTTTTGACCACAGGATAACTATTGAGGTCTTTAAATACGAGGTTAGTGCTTTCCTCAACGATTATTACCGTAGATTGAGCTACGCCGCCTTTAAACTCAAACACTTCGCCGTTTACATAGACAACCCCGTCGGTAACGTTAGAACCAACAGTCTCACAACCGCTGATAATGGACTTGTCTCCCGCAATAGCTCCAAGCGCGTTAAATATCGCAAAAGCCGTTTGAAGTCTGCCAAGAACCAGCTGGTTCATCGGCAGTCCATTCAATAAGCTGAAATTAATAAAATTCATATCGAAATTATTTTATAGGTTTTGCCAGCGAGTGTGTAAAACTCTAGTATGGCTATTATTTGATTGATATATAAGTTGTAAGTAGCCCTGTCCCAATTAGGGATGTAAACAACAAAATCCACCTGTTCGCATTGTTCGGTATAATCTAAATCCAAGTACATCGTGTCCAGGTAATAGTCTAAATTTTCCGAAGGCTGGTACAAATAGTTTTCATCCAGTTGCGGGACATTGGCGATGTAAATGCGTCGCAGTTCTGGGTCTGCTCGATCGTTCAACGCTTTCCGCAAGTAACACCGCTGACCATTGTAACTTAGTTTGTTTATATTGATATTTCTAAAGCCATAAAGCCAAGTATAGTGAAGCGATGCCAACGGCTGAACCATAGCCCGAACGAATCCAAACAACCTTGGCTTTCGCAAGGACGTAGGCAAAAGCAAAAGCACAAGCCGGTTAAAATCTATCTTATACCACATAGGTCACGTTGTCAAAATTTGGAATCTCAAAATAGCCACTTACCGGTACTGTTTTTACTGTAATAGGTTGGGCGCCAAAATACGCCTCATTGCTTGGGTCATAAACCCGGCTTTGTGCGTTTACAATATTTGGAATTCGAACGCCGTCAACCTCCTTAATTTTTCGTTCAAGGTCAAAAAGCACCAACTCACCGTTAAACGGAAGCTCTTTCATATATTGCAAAATGGCTTCCTGAACCGGGTAGTTCCCGTTTAAAATACTCATTCCCGAATCGTTCAAAACCAATGGGTCGCGGAATATTTGCAAAGTCAAAAGCAACTGGTCGGGCTCGCTGTTGATAACCGTGTAAACCACACCACAATCGGCTATTTCATCAACGTAAGCATCAAACGCCTCTTTTTGTTCGGTAGTTATCGGGCTCAAAACGCCTGAGTTTTCAGTGGCAATTTTTATAAGCAATCGGCCAGCATTTTTGGTAACGGCACTATATTTTATAATTCTCGAATTCTCAATTTGCTCAGCTGTCAACAACGTGTTATCGTATTTGTCGGAATCAGCAATAAGGTCATGACCGTACTGGAACTCCAAAGCCTTGGTTCTGTACCAGCTCGGGCGGTGTGGAAACTTCGCCTCAATGATGTCTTCGACTTCTTTTTTATGGGTATTAAAAAGTTGCTCCAGCAAAAAAATGGAATAAGACACAATGTCAAAAAGGATGTTTTCAAAACTTGCGTTTGAAAATTCATTTTTAAACAAAGCGCCTGGGACAAATCCATACAATGATGCTAAAGTTTCATTTGCCATGAAAGCCGCAGTTATTTCTGTTTTTATTTCTAAAATTGTTCTCATTAGCTCACTGTAAAATTGTTTTCAATTATCATCGTTCCAATACCTAAACCTATTTCAATTTCAAATAGTTGTTCTTGAAGTTCAGTTGCAATATTTTTTTGTAAAAAGAAGTCAAGTACTGATATGTTTTCAAATTCAGATATTGGCTTCGCAATCTTCTGACCTGTCTGAAGTAAATCGGTAACTGAAATTCCATTTTTAAGTGCATATTCAAATGCCGAAAGGGTACTTCCGCTATTTTCTAAAGCGATGTCGAATAAGCTTTGTCCGTTCAATACTGTGATATCATTCATATACCGCGTCTATATTTAATGGCTTGTTTATCGACAAATCAATAGACCTTGTTTTTAGCCCGTCTTTTGCAAAGTGTTCTCTAATTCTATGGCGAAATCGCAAATAGTCCTCATCCATTAGCAAGTCCGCCAAGCCAACGCCAATTGTCGGGCTGAAATGCAAATCACCTGGATAAGCCGACAATATCAGAGCTTGGTTTTGTTTCATTGTGTCCCCGATAATTATGCCCTGTACAATTAAACCCGCAGGATTTCTTACAACTTCAATTTTTAAATCGATGTTGACCGCATTTCCATTCGTCAATTGTATCGCTCGATCTTTCATTTAATTACTGTTTAAAATCAGGTTAAACTGAGTTTTAATATTGTTTAAAATAGTTACGGTTGCCGGATCAATACTACCTGGTCCGTTAGGTGTAACAATTACAGCCGCACCAATAGCATCAATTAACATATTGACTAAAGCGCCTAAATTTGCTTGACCATTTTTAACCGTTACTTTTTTAGTAACTGAATCAATTTTTACCTCAAAGTCAGTATTTTTATAATGCACCGCATCCACCTCGTTTACCTTCAGAACCATCAATGAGGTTAACGTTCCCGTTTGGCTCATTACAATTACTTCCGAGCCTATTTTTGGAACGATTAACAGACTGTCTTCGCTATCGCTAATCGTGGCCGTTAATCTTACATCTGATAATTGAAGTTCGTCTAAAAGTTTGATCGTGCAAGTGGTTCCTTGAATAGAAACAATAGTAGCCGTCATAGGCAAGTTGGGGGTGATTCCCAAAACTGAGTTTAAAGCCTTTTTTATTTCCGCTGCTGTATCCATTTAAGCACTTACTTTTACACCTATATTAACCGTTCGCTTTCCGCCCGACGAATTGAATTCAGTCGTTACCCCAACCACATAATACTTACCCGTTTTATCGGGATAGTCTTCATCTATAATCTTTGCGGAATAAGTTGGCTTCACAACTGGAATAAGCCACCCCGTTAAACTTCCTTCGTAACCGTCGGCACTTCTCCTGATCAACTCCGCATCCGCTATTTTTGCCAAATCCGCTTGGGCAACCGAACCCACCTTTAAAGTAACTTTGTCTCCTCCCGTAGTTCCAGCCGTAAACGAATGTACTTTTCCTTTTGAATCGGTACTTTCCACAACGACCTCGACCTTTTTGTCGATTTTCTTTTTGTATTCTAAAGAAGAGCTCTCGACATTCACTTGCATTGAATAGGCTACCTCACCGCCTTTTTCCAAATAAGGAGGATGAATGTGCAACTCCTTTTTATCCGTGTTGAAATAAATATTGGCTTTCGTTTCCTCCGCTAATTTTTTCAATACATCATAGGCCGTGGCCTGATGAATGACAAACTTTTCGTAACTGATGCCGTAATCACAAATCACTTTAAAACTTGGGTCAATTTGTTTAACCAAATTTTGGGCGATACCTTCCATTGTTACCGCTTTCAACTCCTCATTTTTAACGCCCACGCGAAAAAGGAAAAGCGCATCTTCGCAAATTATTTTCAAAGAACTGTCTCTGGTAACAACGTCCTGAACATAGCCAATAAACTCCTGCACCAAAGTTTGATCATAGCCCAGTTTTATTTTTACTTCAGAACCTCGTTTTATTTTGTTTCCAATATTCAATACTTCATTCATCACCATTTCGGGAAGCGATATTTCTGCCGTATCGGCCAATGTATCGACTGATTCGTTTATCGTTACGGAATCGACCGTTTGTAAACTGTAAACCTTACCAGCCTCTCTAAACTTTATGTCCCAAATCATATTCAACATATCACTAGAAATTACCGGGGTTGTTTTCTTGAACCAATAGATTATAGGCAAAATCGCTTGTAAGCTTCAAATCGTAGGCCTGTACATTTTCGCCCTTTGTAAATGGAAATGAATAATCTTCCACAACTACTTTTGTAATACCTAGCTTTTCAAGCGGAAGGCTGTAAATGAAAATTTCTTTTTCAAATGATAAATATTCCATCAAGCTTTCCAGTTGCTTAATTGGGTAAGTGTCCTCGGCTAAGCCAGTTGTAAGTTGTCCCATCAAAATACCGGTAACGGTAATGTCAAAATCCTTTCTACTCCACCGCTCTTTAACGGTACCTATTAAGCCTTTGCCTTGTTTCGCTACATTTCTTTTGACAATATTATTTCCACTTGATATTGTTAACATTGGCTCATAAGGAAACAACCACTTTTGATCTGATCCCGAAAAACTGAACGACAACGGAAAAAACTGCTTGTCCTCACTCAATGGCGCTTCAGCTTCATTAATTGTAAACTCTCCATTTCGGCGTTGCTGAGCAATTACCGCTTTGTCTTGAATGGGCAAAAAAGGAATTCTAGGTAAATAACGCTTTGACATTTCGTCCTGGACAACTTGAGTACGGTTGTACATGCCGACATTGTCGACACCCATTAAACTCGCAAAAACCAAATCTTTATCTGTTAACATATCTATCCAGTTGCTGTTGACGCCATGGCCAACACTCTTAATAATTCATCCGCCACTTCACTTCCGGCTTTATTGGCTGCCTCTTTTGTTGAAACCATAACGTCCTTTAAACCGTTCAATTCTTTTATATGAATGGTAATATAGTTGTGCTTAGTTCCACCAGTTGCTACGGCTTCGTTTGCTTTTTTTCCTTCGGCTGCCGTTTCGCCAGAACCGCCTCCGGCTGCGTTAGCATCAACTCCGGGAACTCCTGGCGTTGTGATACCACTACCGGTTTTTTCTGCCCCGTCCTTTTTCCATTTTACCGCGTCGTATGCCGACTTAAATTCCAAGGCCGCACTCACGGTAGTTGCAGCGGCTTTTTTATAACCGGATTTTATAGACTCTTTTCGGTTT